TACTTTCCTAAAAAGGCTATAACTAAAATTACAGAAAAAACAGATATAGAATTACAAGCAATTTCAAGTTCTACATCTTCAGCATCAGGAGGATTTGAGTTAATACTCATAGATAATTAATGGCAAATATATATAAAAACGCATTCTTTGATCCAGCTGATACTAGTGCCACATCCGTATATACTGTGCCATCAGATTCACGTGCCATTGTTCAAAATATACAAATTACAAATGAATCAGGAAGTAAAGTTGCTAAAGTTCATGTTACAGATTCATCAGCAAGTACAGATTATCAAATAGCTTATGCCGATATATCTGGTCCAACGATATGCAACGTGGCCAAAGGACCTGTTGTATTAGAAGAAAATGACGTGTTAAAGATTGAAACATCTGTCGCAGCTGGTATAAGTGCTATTATAAGTATATTAGAAATTAACAGAGATTAGGAGGAACATGCCGTTTAAAGAAGAAGGATCAGTCGCATACACCATGATCAATGGCAAAAAGGTGCCAGTGGTTAAATGTGAGACAGAAGTGGTTTTAAGGAACACAGCAACTAATGTAGAGTATAATTCGGATGCGGAAGCAGAAGCAGATATTGCTGACCCAAATACCTCTACAACTAAAGAACAAATCGTAAGATCTGTGAAGATAAAAGTGGCCGCAATGCCACCTTTAGGGGCTTCTTCTAAAGAATTGTAATGGTTGACGTATTGCTTAAAAACAAGTAAATTAGCAACATTCGGCTTAATTCAAGCATAGCCAACTTGCCATGGACTTCATTTTTGATAAGGAAAAACTTAAAGAGCTTAACCAAGTTATCTCTTTATACAAGAAGTTTGATAGATACGAAGATGCCACTAGAGAGGAACTTTTCTATCACTTACTTCCCTCGTTTAAAGTGAACCAATATAAAACTATAAAAGAGGACGACAAAGTGATCGCATTTGCAAATTGGGCTATGTTGAACAAACAAGCCGAAGATGAGTACATTAAAACAGGAGACTTTGCTGATGATGCATGGCAAAGTGGTTTTAGAACATGGATTATTGATGTTGTATCTGAAAAAGATACAATAAAAATTGGTAATTGGATAAGATGGTTTTTTAAAAAATTTATGTTAAAAGGTGAGACACTCAAGTGGATGAGATCAGATAACAAATTTAAAGTATATAGATTAGGCAAAAGAGAATATTAATGGGTAAAGTTTTAAGAAAAATTCCAGGTGTTAGAAATGTAGCTAAGGTTATTGATAAAGTAGTACCTAGAGAAATAAAACCTGCATTACCTTTTATTCTTCCTTTTATTCCTGGTATTGGTCCAGCTTTATCGAGTATGCAAGGAGCTTTAGCGAGCAAATTAGCTTTTGCTGGTAAGTTCGCTCCTTATTTAGCTCAAGGAATTACGGCTGCTGGAACACAGGCTTTAACTCAAGAAAATGCAAAAGCAAAAGATTTACTTTTAACTGGAGCTTTAGCTGCAGCTCCTGGCGCACTTAGTGAAGGACTTGGTTCTTTAAAAGAAGCAGGTCAGCTTCCTGAATTTATGACAAAAGTTGGAAAAGGAAAAGATGCAGTTTCTGCTTACGAAAAATTACAAAGCACATTACAACCAGAAACTTTTTTAGGTAAGGCAGGAATAGTAGCTACTCAAACGGGTTTATCTCAAGCGCCGATAATAGCAAGAATGAATGAACAAGCATTAAGAGATTACGAAGCACAATTAAGAGAACAAGGTATTATGGATAGTGCTGAAAGAAGAAACAAAATATTTGGTTATTTTTCAAATGCTGGATATGATTCCGAAGAAGTTAATTCTTTCTTAGATAAATATGGTTATGCATATGGTGGAAGAGTTGGTTATCAAGGTGGTGGCAAAATTGGTATGGAAACTTTATATAGAGGTCCTATGACAGCAGCTACAAGAAGAGTAGTTGATAGAATAGAAGGTGCTGTTCCTAATGAAGATGATGAAAATTATGAAGATGATGATGGATTTAAGATATATCCAAAAGGAACAACTTCTACTTATGATCTAAATTTAGATGCTTTTAAAGATGAAGACGAAGGTGAAGAAAAATTAGCAAAAGCTTTAAGAAGAAGTAATTATGATTTAAGTAAAGGATTACAATCAGCTGTTTCTGGTTTAGAAATGGCTTTTGGTAGACCTATTGACATGAGGCCTGAAAGAACAAGATTTGGTTTAGCTGATGGCGGACTAATGAATTTAAGAACAGGTGAAATGCCAGCTGAAATGGACATGAGAGGCGGTGGATTTATACCAATCGGTGCAAAAGAAAGAGCTGATGATATTCCAGCAAGACTTTCTAAAAATGAATTTGTGATGACTGCAGATGCCGTAAGAGCTGCAGGTGGTGGAAGTATTAATAAAGGTGCAAAAAGAATGTATGATCTAATGAACAAATTGGAGTCTAAAGTATAATGTCAACAACAACGACTAGACAGCTTAGAGAACCTTTTGTTGAAACTGCTGGGATAGCCTTAACAGAAGCAGCCTTACCTTATTTAAAAAAAGCTATACCTACAGCAACCTATACTGGAAAACAATTTGTTGCTCCTCAGACTGCATTAGAACAACAGGCTGCAACTCAAGCAGCTCAGTTACAAGCAGGACCACAAGCTTATCAAGCTTACATGTCACCGTATCAACAAGAAGTCATTGATACTTCTTTAGCAGCTTTAGAGAGAGAACAAGCTAAAGGTTTAGGTGCATTAAGACAAAGAGCAATACAAGCAGGTGCGTTTGGTGGTGGAAGAGAAGGTGCAGCAATGGGTGAATACCAAGCAACATCGGATATTGCAAGAGCTCAACTCGAAGCACAATTAAGACAACAAGGATTTCAACAAGCACAACAAGCAGCAATTCAAGGATTAACAGCACAACAAGGTTTAGGCACTTATCAAACTCAACTCGGTGGTGCTCAAAGACAAATTCAACAAGCACAACTTGCAGCGGAACAAGAAAAAGCTAGAGAAGCAGCATTTGAACCATTTACAAGACTAGGTTTAATTGGACCACAACTTGCATCAGTAATCGGTGGATTCCCTGCTGCAACACAATTACAGACAACACCTCCTCCAAGCACAACTCAACAATTACTAGGACTTGGTATTGGTGCTGCTGGATTAGGAGGGGCTGTGAAGTCTATATTTAGCTAATGAGTATTTTAAGAAGACCTATGTTTAGAAAAGGTGGTAAGGTTGATGGCCGAGGCACAGGTATTACATCAGGTTTAGATACACCTAAAAGAGGATTAGTTGACGGACCAGGCGGATATGCTGGTGTTGAAGAAACTTACAAAGAAAAGTTAGCAAAATTAAGATCAGAACAACCTAAACTTTCATTAGGTGATTACTTACAAATTGCTGCAACAGGTGCAGAGATTGCAGGAGCTCCAAGTATGGGAGGCGGTATCAGTGGTGCATTAACAACTGCTGCTAAACCTTTGGCTACATTAGGTAGAGGACTCGCTGGAAGTTTTGGTGCAAGAGAAAAAGCAACTTCTGATTTAGCTGGAACTTTAACAGGACTAGAAATTGAAAAAGAAATTGGTATGGCGAAAGTCACAAAACCTTTTGAAAGTGAAGTTCAAATTAATTTTATTGATGAATACTATAAAGACAAAATTGCAGCAGCTAAAACACAAGTTGAAAAAGATATATTAATTAGACAAAGAGAAGAAGAAAAAAGAACAATTATGAGAGGCGGTAACTTAGCTTCTAAATATAAAGTGTTCCAACCAGAAATTGTTAAAAACGCACAACAAATTGTTAGAAAATCTTTAAAAGAAACTTTAGGTAGAGAGCCTACTGCAGATGAATTAGCAAAAGGAGTTGCTAAATATTTATCAACCATTGCAAGTGAGTTTGGTCAAAACTTAAAAGACGGTGGTCGTGTAGGATATCAAGAAGGTGGCGAAGTTATGAATCAAACTCAACAAGAAATGGGAGTTGAAGGAGTTGAGACACAAGGAGAAGAAGCCATGTCTCAAATTAGTTATAATGAATTAAGAGCAAGATTACCTCAAGAAATTACAGATGATATTGTAAAATTATTAGCAAACAGTTATGAAGCGTTAGCTGATTTTGCTGAAATTAGAACACAAGCAGACGTAGACAACTTTAATCAAAAATATAACGTACAATTAGTCTTACCAGCGGAGGCATAATGGCCGACGATTTATTTTATCCTCGTAAAAACGAAGTTGATGCAGATTCTGCATTAAAGATTGTAAAAGAACTACAACAAGTTAACGATAAAGATAGACCTAAAACCGTAGTTAATCCAACATCTTTTTTAAGATTTTTGCCTGGTGGAGAAGCAATTAGAAAACTAGAGTTTGAAAAAAAATTAAGTTTTGAAAAAGAAGGCGAAAGAGATTTAGCTAAAGATTTAGAAAGAGGTTTAATCGGTGGTGGCGCTAAAACCGTAAGTTCTCTTTTAGAGTTTATTACTATACCTGTAGATACAGCATTAGACACAAACTTAACTTCTAAATTAGATCAAGTAACCAGGAAATTTGTAAAAGAACATGGGGATCCAGATACACTTGCTGGAGAAGTTACAGACCTTTTAACTCAATACGGTGTTGGTGGAGGTATTGTACTTAAAGTTATTGGTCAAATTGGTAAGTTAAAAAAAATTAAAAATTTAAACCAAGCGATAGATAAAACAATTAAAAAACTTCCTAAAGTTTTAGCAGGCACTGCAGGCGTAACAAGAAAAGTTGGAACAGGAGCATTTGCATTAGGAATCACTGATTTAACTGTATCAAGTTCAGACAGAGATACGTTCTTTGTCAATAAAGTCAGTGAAGAAGGCAAATCAGGAAGAGATTTATCTGTTGCAAGATTAATCAACAAATTAAAATTTGCACAAGAAGGAGCTATTATTGGAGGTGGTATACCGATTGTAGGAAAAGCATTAAGCCTTGGTGCAAGATTTGGTTTATACACAGGTAAAACTGCATTTGGTATTGGAGCAAAAACCGCTGATGCATTGATTGTGAATCCTGTATCAAAGTTAGTTGCATTTGATCCTGTAGTTATACCTAGTATTGCAAAAACATTTAGAGCAGGAGCTGCAAAATTAGGAGATGTTGCAACTAGAGGAATTTTAACTTTTTCTGATGCAAAAATACCAAAGTCAGGTTTACCTCCATTTAAAGATTGGAGAACTTTTTCTGTACATAGTGGTGATGATTTAAGACGAGTCCTTAAAAAAATAGATAATGCATTATCTAAATTTAGATCTATGGGACAAGAAACACCTGAACAGTTTGCTATTACACAAAGAGGTGAAAAGGAAATTAGGGCCAAAGCCAGAAAAGTTGAACAACTTATTAAAAGTTTAGAAAGAAAAAACTATCAACTAGTTAAAGCTTTTGAAAATCAATACAATACTTTAAAGACTTCTCCAGCAGCTCAAGAAAAATATTTAGATGAAGTCATAGAATATTTAGAAGGTAAACGTTCTTTAGATAAAATACAAAAAATATTAAGACCCACAGCTAAAAGTTTAAAGAGTATATTAGATGATACAACAAAAACATTTGCTGAATTTTTACCTGATGATAGTGCACTTAAAGCAATATTAAGTTCAACTAAAGGTTATGTAAGAAAATCATTTGGCGTATTCACAAATCCTAATTATGCAGTAGATGAAAAATCAGAAATATTTACAAATGCAGTTAAGTTTGTAAGAAAAATTATAGACAAAAACATAAGCATGCGAGAAGTTGCTGCTAAAACTTATCAAGGATCAAAAGCAGGAGAAGCAAGAGATCTTTATGCTAAAGACTTACTTAAAAATATTTTAAGATATGCAAAAACAGATGGCAAAGATCCTATTGTCATATTATCAAACATATCTAAAAAATTAGATTTACCTGAACAGTTACTTGCAACAGGAGAAGAATTACCTGATGTATTAAGAAAGTTTTTAGGTGAAGAAAAAAGTTTAAAGAATCAAGTTTTACAAACCATATCATCGATTAGCACACAAAACGCATCACGTACTATGTATGATAGATTAGCAACAACATTAAAAAATTCAGGTCTTGCTTTTGAAACAGAAGAAGCTGCAAAAGCTGCGTTCCGATCTGAGAAAATCATTAACATTGGACCCAAACTACCTGGACTAGGTTTATTAAAATCAACAATCAGCGATCTTTATACATCACCAGAAATAGCAATCGCAATGAGAAACTTAGATGGTCCATTAGACTTTTTATTAAAATCTGGTTTATATAATAAATTCTTACAACTTAAAACAGCAGCTCAATACGGCAAGACGGTGTTGTCACCAGCAACACAAACACGTAACTTTTCATCAGGTGGAGGATTCGTGGTTGAAAGAGGTTTAATCGGGAACCGCGCATCGCTAACCGACTCTGTAAAGTTAGTGGCTGACGATATATTTAATGTTGGAAAAACAACCGCGGAACGTGAAAAGGCTATACTCGATAATATTGAAGAAGGAATTAAATACGGAGTATTAGATGAAAACATTGTTGCTTCAGAATTACAAGCAGTCATTAGAGCAATACAAAAAGGCAATATTACTAACGCGGACAATTTAGCTGCGTTTTTAGAAAAACATAAAGTTACAGAAACTGCAGGAAGAATTTATGCAGGATCAGATAACATTTGGAAATGGTATGCATATAACTGGTACAAATCATTTTTAAGTGATTATGCAGGAAAAAATTTAGGTAAAATGACTAAATGGTTTGATGAAATTGCAGGTCAAAGATTAAGTAAAACTAAATTTGATGGAACTCCAATGGATTTAGATGAAGCCATTAAACAAGCTTCTTCTTGGTATGTAAAAAATACAATGCCAACTTATAGTTTAGTTCCTGATTTAATTAAAGGTATTCGTCTATCACCATTTGGTAACTTCGTATCGTTTCCTGCTGAAATTATAAGAACAAGTGTCAATACACTAAGAACAAATTTAAGAGAAATATCTTCAACAGATAGAACATTAAGAGCGATGGGCTACAGAGGAGCTATGGGTCAATTTACAGTTATGGGTGGTGCAGGAATCGCAGTTAAAGAAATAGGTGAAACCGTTACAGGTATTGCACAAGAAGCTATGGATGATTACAGGCAATACTTAGCTCCTGAATATCAAAGAAATAATATTTTAGTTCCTATTACTAAAGTAGATGAAAATGGAATATTTAAACTAATAGATTTTTCTACTTTCTTTCCATATGACGCAGCAACAAAACCATTTGAAATTATTTTTAGAGAAATTGCAAATCAAAAATTAAATCCAAGACAAATGGATGATTTGTTGATTGATATTTTTTTTGGATCAGAAGGCATAGTTATGGAAACAATTATAAGACCGTTCTTGTCTGAACCTATTGGTATGGAGATAGTAATGGATCTTGTATTTAGAGACGGTGTATCAAGAAAAGGTACACGTATTTATGGACCAAAAGATAGTTTTCAAGAAAAAGTAAATAAAAGTATTGGCCACTTAATTAGATCAGTTGAACCTGGAATTGTAACAACAGGAAGACAATTATACTACGGATTCTTAAATAAACTAACTCCTACAGGATACAGCTATGATGCAGAAGACGTAGCTTTTGGAGTAGGTACAGGTATTAAACCACAAAAAGTTGATCTTAAAAAACAATTAGATTTTACTGTAGGTGAATTTACAAAGATCAGAACAGATGTTGTAAAAGATAGTGATCTTTATAAGTTCAATATGAATAGTGATGATATTGTCAAAGAGTATATTCGTATTCAAAAAAATGCATTTAGAGAGCAAAGAAAAATATATAACTCAATACAAACGTACATCAAATTAGGTTATGATGAATTTGCTATTTTAGAAGAATTAGAATCAAGAAAAGGTATTTCTAGTGATCAAATCAGAAGAATTATGGATGGCGAGTTTATGCCAGTTAATTATTCTGAAACTCGTTTCAATGAAAAAATAAAAGACGTTGAAAGACAAGAAGAAATTATTTCTAAGAAAAAAGGTATTTCACCTAGAATGGTAAATGAAGACGAAGCATTTCCTGTATACCGACTTGATGATGTTAAATATCAATTAGATGGTATAAGTTTAAAAGAAGATTTTCCAATGCAAGAAGCAGAAGAAGAAGGTGGTTTAAGTTCATTACCTGTAGAACAACCTGCGCAAGTAGCACAAGCTAAACCTATAACTCCACCATTGCCGCAGCAACCGCAACCTGTTTTACAAGCAACAACACCACAACTTGACCCAACAACTGGCTTGACAAGAACGGAGACTGCATTACTATCTCCAAGCGAACAAGCAATTAGACAAAGACAAAGAACATAATGGCTATTGAACCAAAGACACAAAGAGAACATTTAATTTCTTTATATGGACACGTCACTGGCGTGAAAAAAGATGTTTATGCAATAAAGAAAAACCAAACTCATATTCATGATGACATTGAGAAATTGGGCGGAAAAATAGACAAGATCTATTGGGTTCTCTTAGCGGCGGTGGGTACAGTCGCGATGTCACTAATAGGAGTATTTTTAAAATGAAACTAACAACAAATTTCAGTTTAGCAGAACTTACAGCCTCACAGGTTGCCGCCCGTAAGGGTATTAATAATAATCCTACTGCTGGACAAATCGAAAATTTAAAAAGACTTTGTGAGTCTATATTACAACCCATTCGTAATCACTATGATGCACCTGTTATAGTATCATCAGGATTTAGATCAGCTGAATTATGTATTCATATTGGTAGCACCATTGATTCACAACATGCAAAAGGTGAGGCTGCAGACATACAAGTTATGGGTGTTGATAATAAAGCTCTAGCAAAATACATCAAAGAGAATTTAGATTTTGATCAATTAATTTTAGAATTTTACAAGGAAGAAGAAGGACCTCACAGTGGTTGGGTCCATATTTCATATATAGGTAAAGGAAATCGTAAACAATCTCTAACTGCTACAAGATCTGAAAAAACAAAGAAAACAGTCTATTCTCCCTGGTAAAAAAGCTCCTGAGAGCCTCAGTTTTTAACGAAACGACCTTGACACGACCTCTGGTACCCCCTATATATTACGCAGGTGCAGCAAATGCTGGCCTATTAAACTTTGCTTATAACAAGGAGGTTAATATGACAGGTTTAGAATTAATTAATAAATTTAACAAAGATCTATGGAATCATTCAGACGATATGTTTGGGTCTTCTTTTAGAACGATGTTTGACAACTTAGCAAAAGCTCAGTCTTTTCCATTTTACAATGTGGTAAAATATGGAAACAGCGAATACGGCATTGAGTTAGGACTTGCAGGATTCAATAAGAAGAATGTTAAAGTTCAATACAAAGGTGGAGTATTAACTGTATCTGGCCAAGTAGACGATAAAGAAAAAGAATACGTTGAAAAAGGTTTAGCAGCTAGAAAATTTTACAAACAATTTTCTTTACATGAAGATGTAGTTGTTAACGAAGCTGAAATGGAAGATGGTGTTTTAACTGTGAAGTTCGGTGTTAAAGAACCAAAAGACATTGAAGGCATGGACATTAAAGTTAAATAATGACATTCGGTGATGATCCCTTTGGGCACAATAAAAATCTCAGAGGGGTCAAACCAATAGAATTTATTATTATCTTTTTACTGGTTTGGTATTTATTAGCGCACTAAATCCAATCTTTAATTTCTTCGCCTAATATTTCAGAAGCAATATCTATTTTCTTTCTTAAAGCTTTAACAATTTTTTCATCTACAGTATCTTCAGCAATTAAATCAATATAAGTTACCGATTTCTTTTGCCCAATACGATGCGCTCTATCTTCTGATTGCAATCTTTTTTCAAGGTCATAACCATTTGAATAATAGATAACAGTATTTGCTGCAGTAAGCGTAATACCATAGCCACCTGTTTGTGGATTACCAACGAAAAATCTGACTGGGGAATCTTTGTCTTGAAACGCTTCAATATTCTTTTGCCTTTTTTCTGCTTCAACTGCGCCATAATATTGTACAACAGAATCCGATCCATATTTTTTTTGTATTTCTTTAACAATCGTTTCAATGTCATAAATATAATTAGCCCAAATAATCGCTTTTCCCTCTACTTCTTCTAACACATCCATGAGTTCATTTAAACGATTGTTTTTTAATTCAACAATTTCACCATTATCAAGCTTTAAATGGCCACAAGTTATTTGATGTAATCGCATAAGTTGTGTTAAAACATTAGGTGCAGTAGTTATTTTACCTTGAAATTCCGCAAGTGCGGCCTGTTTCATTGTTTTATATTTCTTGCTTTGTTCTTCTGTTAATTCTACATTTCTTTTGATATAAATTTTATCAGGAAGATCTAAACAATCTTCTTTTAGAACACGATACGAAAACTTTTTCAGGCTTTCTGATAATTCACCAAGCCGTCTATAAGATGCAACTATCTGAACTTGTCGTCCTCCAAAGTTTCTCGACACCATATGAGCGTATCTTTGACGAAAAGAATAATAAGATTGAAATCCAAGTAGGTGGCTGTCAAGGAAATTGCATTGGCTGTAAAGGTCTAAAGGAGATTTAGTTACAGGAGATCCTGTAAGAATTCTTCTATATTTTGCAAGTAATGCAAGATCAGTAATTGATTTAGTTCTTTTTGCTGTAGGTGTTTTAATAGATGTAGATTCATCTACAGCCATAAGTGTTTTATGACATCTTAAAAATTTACCAGCAAACTCAACACCTTTTTTAGTAGAAAAGGCCTCAACATTCATGACAAGGATGTGAAGGTCATAGTCTGATTCAAATAAAGATTGATACTCTTTATCCTTTGCTTTTGATGTTGAAGCGGTCCATAGTACCTTTTTGTGTTGAACGTGGCTAGATAAATGTGTTGGAATTTCACCAGAATACCAGTTCCTATAAACACCTTTTGGTGCTATAATTAGCGCCGCATTTATTTTACCTTCATCATAAAGCATACCAATATTATCAACCAGGACTTTAGATTTACCTGTTCCCATTTCCATAAAATATGCATACTCTTCTTTATCCCATGACATTTCTAATGTTTTTAATTGATGGTCATAAGGTTTAGTTTTAAATTTATAGTTCATAATTTTTTTATTCTTTCTATTGACATAGATATAATAATCTTTATATAGTTGTCAAGAATAAAACAGAAAGTTTAGAAATGAAAAATAAAATATTTGAATTATATAAAAAAGATTCATTAGAAGAGTTCTTAAAATTTTATAAAGAGAACCCAGATGAAAATTTTGTTTATGTATTACAAACACCACCTACTAATATTAATATATTAGGCGCATCAGATTTTGGATACTTAGTTATCTGTCTTCCAAATTATGGTCCTGACTCTCAAATCATTTTCTCACCTGCACCATTTATATTTAAGATGAGAAAAAATTTAAGAGACTTTAGAAAACAGGATTACATATTGTTAACAGGAGATCCTGCAATTATTGGTATCTCTTGTGCAATTGTTAGTGACCAAACAAATGGTCAATTTAGACTCTTGAAATGGGATCGAAGAGAGGCTAAATATTATCCAATTAATTTCGATCTCTACCAGAAAGGATAATCATGAGCATTGATTTTGAACAAGACAAAAATGAATTGATGGAGAACACAGATATAAATTCTCTTGCAATTCATGTAGATAAATTAACAGATCTACAAAAAGCAATAGAGCATACAGAAAAACAAGTTAAAGACTTGAAAGCACAATATGACAAGATTAGTTCAGAGGTGATTCCAAACATACTTGCAGAGCAAGGTTTGGCATCTTTGAAACTCGCCGATGGAACGGTACTAGAAGTAAATAAAAAATACAGCTGTACGATTCCAAAAGATCCTGCGAAGAAGGAAGCGGCGTATCAATGGCTTCGTGAACAAGGTTTAGGTGACATCATTAAAAATGAAGTTGCTGTAACCTTTGGTCGTGGAGAAGATAACAAGGCAGAACATTTGTTAGGCCTTGCGGCAAAAGAGGGTTATGAGCCTGTACAGAAATCCAAAGTGGAGCCCATGACTCTGAAAGCCCTATACAGGGAGCGTGTCGAGGCTGGCCTCGACATGCCTTCTGATCTTTTTCATTTATTTGTTAAAGATGAAACTAAACTTAGCCAGAAATAGGAGAAACGTGAATGTCGAACAGTGAAACGCGAAGCGTGACAAAAAAAGAAACCAACTTGCCGACAGCAAGTTTGTTTGAAGCCGATGCTCAAGGCGGCTTTGAGAATATGGAACAGCAAGATCTTGCTCTTCCATTTCTTAGGATCTTGGGTCAACTATCACCACAAGTAAATGAAAGAGATGCAAAGTATGTAGAAGGTGCCAAGCCTGGTATGATCTACAACACTGTAACTTCTGAACTTTACGATGGTGTAAAAGGTATCAATGTAATTCCTTGTTATTACAAGAGGGAATACATTGAATGGCAAGATAGAGGTGAGGGCACTGGAGCACCAGTTGCAGTTCATGCTGCTACAAGTCCAATTATTCATGAAGCTAAAAGAGATAGCATGAATAAAGATAGACTTAAAAGCGGTAACTATCTTGAAAATACTGCATCGTACTTTGTAATGGTTTGCAAAGATGATAGTGCAGAAACTGCTTTGATTACAATGAAATCAACACAGTTGAAAGCGAGTAAAAACTGGAACTCTTTGATGTCTGGAATAAAGCTTCAAGGTAAAGATGGTTTGTTTACTCCGCCTATGTTTAGTCATGTGTACAATTTAAAAACTGTACAACAGTCTAACGACAAAGGTACTTGGTTTGGTTGGTCTGTATCAAAAGTAGGACCTGTACAAAACAAATCATTGTACGAGCAAGCAAAAGTGTTTGCGTCTAGTGTTAAGTCTGGAGATGTTCAGGCAAAACATGCGCAAGAAGAGAAGAGTATTGAGGAGGCTCCATTTTAATGAAGAGTCCTTCAGTGCAAACAACAAAAGACTATGGTCTTTTTAAAATTCTTGGTGCAAACCGAGACGTTAAAAAGGCTCAAGTCAATGCCCTGGTTGTTGAAATAAAACAAAAAGGGCAACTTATGCCAATCATTGTCAATGGCAAAAATGAAGTGATTGATGGTCAGCATAGGTTAGAAGCATGTAGAATATTGGGCGTACCTGTTCAATTTCTACGAAGAAATGGAACAACTATTTCAGAAGTTCAGTCAATGAACAATACACAAAAACCTTGGGGTTTTAGTGATTTTTTGAAAAGTTATAGCCATGAAAGTCATGAGTGTCATGAAGAATACCAAAAGGTACAGAAGCTCATGAATCAATATGGTCTATCCATTTCAATTGCTATCTTTCTTTTAACACAGAACTTTCATGATTATGGAAGAACTGATTTTAAGAAGGGTAAGTTTAAAGTTAAAAGCCTATCATGGGCTGAGACTCAAGCTTCTTATTACAAAGAGATGAAAGGTAGTAATGAGCACATCAATAACAAATTAAAATTTGTTACTAGTTTTTGTAGACTACAAAGACTAGCTGAATTTGATGCGCTAACTGCTGTATCTCAACTTAAAAAGTTTGGTGTTAAATTTGTTAATAGCAAATGCACTACAACTGAAGAGTACATGGAAGCTATCATCAAGGCATACAATTATTTATTGAGGCCTAAAAGAAAACACATTAGTTTGAAAAAAATATAATCAAACTAAAATACCATGTTGCGCTTTGCGCAACATGGTTTAAAAACAAAGGAGAATAATAGAATGAATAAGTTCAAAGAAATATTTCAAGGCTTGACCATAGCGTATGGTCAGTATCAGAAAGGAGAAAACAATGGAGAAGGTAAACAGAAGGGGAAAGCATTTATTGTTAGAAAGAATGTTACAGACGATCTCTGGGAAAATCATATTAACGGTGTGGGTCCTGCTCTCGGGATTATACCTATTACTGAGTCTAATACCTGTAAGTGGGGTTGTATTGATATTGATGAGTATGATTTTGACCACAAGGCGTTGGTTGCTGATATTAGGTCTAATAATTTTCCGTTGGTAGTATGTCGTTCTAAGTCAGGCGGCGCACACGTATTTTTATTTACAAAAGATTTTATACCTGCATCACAGATGCAAGGATCGCTAAAAAAGATGGCTGAGGCACTTGGCTATGAAGGTGCAGAAATATTTCCGAAGCAAACAGAAATACTCGTGGAACGTGGAGATACAGGTAACTTTTTAAATTTACCATATTACAAAAACACAACAGGTCTTCGTTATGCATTTGATGATGAGGGTAACAGTTTAGATTTAGAAGGATTCTATGAACTCTATGATAAGTATGTGCAAGAGTCAGCACCAGAAATAAAAGTTAAAAAGAAAAAACAAGAAGAAGCATTTGAAGATGGACCACCTTGTCTTAACAAATTAGCAAAAGATGGTTTTGGTGAAGGTGCAAGAAACAATGCATTATTTAATGTTGCCGTTTATTTTAAACAAGCGGCTCCAGATACCTGGGAAGATGATTTAGTACAAGCAAATCAAAAATATATGAATCCACCATTGAGTAATAGTGAGGTGCAACAACTCATTAAATCAGTAAACCGTAAAGGTTATGATAAATACAGATGCAAGGATGCACCCATCAATGCAGTATGTGATCCTGGGCTATGTAGAATGAAAAGATTTGGTGTAGGTTATGATGAAGAACAAATACCAGAATTGGGAAATTTAACCAAGTATGCATCAAGACCGCCGCAATGGTTTTTAAACGTAGGTGATGCAAGAATAGAATTAAAAACAGAACAACTTTATAATCCAGGATTTTTTGCACTAGCATGCTTAGATCAAGCAAATTTAATTATACCATTGGCTAAACCAAAAGATTGGAAACAACATTATCTAAAACCTTTAATGCAAAACTTGCAGGAAGTAGAACCATTAGAATCTTTGGATCCAATAAATCAAATTACATCTTTACTTCAAGATTGGACTACAAATAGACAATCAGCAAGAACAATAGAAGACATTTTTAATAAACTTCCTTACACAGATGAAAATAAAGAATATACATTTTTTAGAATGGATGACTTCTACGCGTTTTGCAAAAGAAATAATTGGGAAATGGATAAAATTAAAACAGGTAATTTAATTAAACAACTCGATTGTTTTGAAAGAGAGATAAGAAAAGAATTAAAAGGAGGTTATCCAAGATTAATTCAAATTAAAACTATGGAGAAACAAGAAACAACAGTTTCACAAGTTGCGTATCAAGAGGATCATTTTTAATGAACTTTGAAGCAACAATAGTATTTGATTTAGGTTTGATTACTTGTTTGTTAATATTTTATTTTATGTTGGGTGTTTAATGAAATTCAGTAGGGATGTTGGAATTAATTGGCACTTAAGATTTAGACAGGAAATAAAAAAACTAACAGAAGAAAATGAAAAGTTAAAAATACAAAACGATTTACTAAGGAGAAAGTTGATAAAACAATATGAAGACGATTGTACTAGGTCCACCAGGAACAGGAAAAACGACAACGTTGTTAAATTTAGTCGACCAGTTTATTCAGCAGGGGACTAGACCAAGACAAATAGGTTATTTTTCTTTTACTAAAAAAGCTGCAACAGAAGCTGCAACTCGGGCCGCAGAGAAATTTGGTTTGGATATAGATACTGATTTAGAAAACTTTAGGACTTTACACTCTTATGCATTTAAGATGTTAGGTATGACTAAAGAAAAAATGATGAAGAAAGAAGATTATAAAGAGTTTGGTCAAAAGTGTGGCATTCCTATAAAAGTTGCAAACCATTCTGAGGATGATGGCACATTTAATTCTGATAATGAATATTTAACCATCATTAACACAGCAAGAGTTAAACGTTTAGACTTATTAGAATACTATGACAGCAGGCAAAACATATTAGATGTAGAAAGAGATACTTTATATTTAATATCAGAAGAACTAGAAAGATATAAAAAAGAAAAAGGTCTTAGAGATTTTACAGACCTCATAGAAGATTTTATAGACAAAGATGATATTACACCAAAGTTTGAGGTTTTATTTATAGATGAGGCACAAGATTTATCATTGTTGCAGTGGGAGATGGTTAAAAAGATTTGGAAGAATGCAGATAAAACTTATATTGCAGGTGATGATGACCAGGCTATATTTAAATGGGCGGGTGCAGACGTAGATCACTTTATTGCACTCAAAGAACAAGTTGATGATATACAAACACTAGATCAATCTTACAGAATACCAGGTGGTCCTATTCATGAATTATCTAAAAAAATTATCGGTAAAATATCAAACCGATATGAAAAAGAATATAAACCTAGACAGGAAGAAGGTGTATTGAAGAGATACTCTGATGTAACCCAGGTTGATATGTCAGAAGGAAATTGGTTAGTATTGTCCTCCGCTAACCATTTCCTGGATGACGTAAAAGAATTATGTGAATTAAGAGGATGGTATTATCAATATAAAGGAAGAAATTCTATTAATTTAAAATTGTTGCTTGCATTAAACAATTGGGAACAATTTAGAAAAGGTGCAGTGTTTGCACATTTAGAATTAAAAAACATGTATAAGTATTTAGGAAGAAATGTTGCAGAGGGGTTTAGAGAAGGAAAATTATTTCACACTGAAGAAAAATATGACATCAATGATTGTAAAGAAAAATATGGATTGCTTACAGACAAAGTTTGGTTTGAATCGTTTGAAGGCTTAGATAACTTGACAATTAACTATATTCGTAATATGAGAGCTAATGGTGAGAAGATCAATAAGAATCCTAGAATTATTATGTCAACCATCCATGGTGCAAAAGGAGGCGAGGCTGATAAGGTACTCTTACTTCAAGATATTACGAATGCGGCTATGGAAACATTTGCGCAGGATCCTGATGAGCTCCACCGATTGTTCTACACAGGAGCAACAAGAGCAAAGAAGGAACTACATATCGTGGATCCTAAAAATTTTGAAAAAGCGTACTTAATTTAACAAAGGAGAGAAGATGAGCACAAAAGATGAATTAGAAAGAATATTTCCAGAGGAAAAACAAATCGGTGGGAAACACTATAAGATGAAAATTCAACCCTGGACTTTTATTAGAGAGAACGATCTTAATCCTTTTCAAGCTAACGTCATTAAATATGCGGTGAGATACGAAAAGAAAAATGGTATTGAAGATTTAAATAAAATTATTCATTACTGTGAATTAGAAATTGCACATATGAGAAAGACCTGGGATAAATGAGAACTATACAAGAGCCATTATTCGTCCCACAAACTGAGTGGGTCATGCCTGATGAACTAAAAGATTTATCACACTACGATGAGATTGCGATAGATTTAGAGACCTGTGATCCAAACTTAAAGGAACTTGGATCGGGGAACGTGGTTGGTCGTGGACACATTGCAGGAATTGCAATTGCGGTAGAAGGTTGGAAAGGATATTTTCCTATTGGTCATTTTCAAGGTGGTAATTTAGACAAGAACTTAGTTAAGAATTGGTTACAAGATATTTGTAAACGAGAAGATAAAACATTTATCTTTCACAATGCCATGTATGATGTGTGTTGGTTAAGAAGTTTTGGTATTGAGATTAAAGGTAAGATTGTGGATACCATGATTGCGGCATCATTAATTAATGAAAACAGATTAAGTTACCGATTAGATTCTTTGGCAAAAGAATATTGCCGTATCGGTAAAGATGAAAAAGTATTACAAGCTGCAGCAAAAGAATATGGTTTAGATGCGAAAGCAGAAATGTGGAAGATGCCTGCAATGTTTGTAGGTCAGTATGCAGAGCGAGATGCAGAATCAACTTTAAAGTTATGGCAAGTATTGCAAAGAGAAATTTATGCGCAAGAACTTACACATATTTTTGATCTTGAAACAAAATTATTTCCATGTCTTGTTGAAATGAGATTCAAAGGTGTACCTGTAGATTTAGAAAAAGCGGATAAAATTAAAAAACATTTAGAATCTGAAGAAAAGAAAATACTTAATAAAATCAAACACTTAACAGGTATTGATGTAGAAATTTGGGCTGCTGCATCCATTGCAAAAGTTTTTAACAAATTAAATCTACCTTACGACAAAACAGAAAAAACAGATAAACCTAGTTTTACAAAAAACTTTTTACAAAACCATCCTAACGAAACTGCAAAAGCAATTGCTGATGCAAGAGAGTTAAACAAAGCACACACAACTTTTATTGATACCATTACTAAACATGCAGTGAATGGAAGAATTCATGCCGACATCAATCAAATAAGATCTGATGATGGTGGAACGGTGACAGGAAGATTTTCTATGTCCAATCCAAACTTACAACAAATTCCTGCACGACATAAAGATTTAGGACCCATGATACGATCTATATTTATACCTGAAAAAGATTGTGTATGGGGAAGCTTTGACTACTCACAACAAGAACCAAGAATCCTGGTGCACTATGCGAAGCTACAAAAGTTAGATGGTGTTGATACGATTGTCGATGCCTACCGAGCGGGGAACGCGGACTTCCACCAAGCGGTTGCAGATCTTGCTGGCATTGAACGTAAACAAGCCAAGACGATTAATTTAGGTTTGATGTATGGCATGGGTAAAAATAAATTGATGGCCGAACTAGGATTATTAAAAGAAGAAGCAGAAAAACTTATTCAACAATATCATAAAAGAGCTCCATTTGTTAAACAGCTCATGGATAGTGTATCGCGGAAAGCGAATGATGCAGGTAAGATTAGAACTCTTTTAGGTAGAGCATGTCATTTTGAACTATGGCAACCTGTTCAGTTTGGTATTCATAAACCTTTATCTTTAGAACTGGCTAGAAAAGAATATGGAGAACCTTTAAAAAGAGCATTTACATACAAAGCTTTGAATAGACTTATTCAAGGATCAGCAGCGGATATGACTAAAAAATGTATGGTGGATTTATATGAAAACGGTATAATACCTCATATTCAAATTCATGATGAGGTTGATATCTCTGTTGAGTCTGATAAAAAGGCGGCCCAGATAATTGAGATCATGGAATCTGCGATTGAATTGTCTGTTCCAAATAAAGTTGATTATGAAAAAGGTGCTAATTGGGGAGATATAAAATGATAGGAGACAAATGGCATACCTTAACGCGAACATTCCACCCATTTATTGCAAGGTTAAAACCGAGTATCTTTATGATATGGACCTTTCTAAAAGAGGTGAAGAAGACTGTGTCATCTTTGGTATTGCAAGTATATCAGGACGCGCCTTATTATTTCACATCATGCTCCCGAATGGTGCGGTCTACTATCGCCTGCCTATCTCAGCTTTTTTCCAAAAACATCTTCAAAGAGCCGAAGTGCCTGATATGTCGGTCGACTTCTTACAGTTGTGGAACTGTTTTAGTTATTATCCTAGCGTTCATTGCTTTGATTTTTTAGGTGGCATCCACGGCAAGTTTCGTGGTAAAGATAAAAAGTTTTATGAAGGGCAATATCTTTTTACTATTGACTGGGCTCATCCAGAGACTAATATACTCAACACAGAGCATTCTGAGATCCCTCAAGAGCATAAGTGTGCACATATACTGGCTCTTGCTAACGGCAATTATGCGGCTCAGCCTAATAATCGCATTCTTTGGCACGTTAATAGTTATACTACTGATACATCTTGGCCAGACTATAAGGTCCAAAACACCTATTGGGAAGTGGAGGGGCCTGATTGGATAACAGAAGACTCTGATAAAATGTTTTACGACGTGGAGGATAAAAATGGATAGTAAAGATTTTATTAAAATGATTAAAGAAAAAGTTTCTGAAACCAGTAAGAAAGCTTTATCTGTATATTCTTATAAACAAAGACAAAGTCGACCAAGAGTTGCAAAAGATATTTTAAGAGAACCAGAAGGTGCTAAGACTTCTAATTGTGTGACTAACGATTGTACTCACGATTGGGGTGGCGATGAAAATCAGCGATAGCACGTCTGTGGCATTGCCACTTAAAAATTTAATATCTTTAATTGTAGCCGTAGCTGCAGGACTATGGTTTGCCTTTACTGTTATTGAAAGACTTAATAATCTTGAAACTAAAAATCAATTGTTTGAAAAAGATTTACTAGAAGCATCAGTTCAAAAACCCATAGACCAAGAACAATTTATGTTAATTGAATATATGACGAAACAAATAGAAAAACACGCAAAACAATTAGAAGATAATGTTCATACAGGTGTGATGTTAAAACAATATGAAAAAGAAATAGAAAAACTTAAAAAAGATGTAGAAAAATTAAAGGATGCGACAAGAGATATTAAATTTGCAAATGGTAATGGAAAACATTAATGATCAAACTCGTTATTGCATTAAGTCTATTTTTAGACGGTAATCTTACAGAATATAGAATTCAAAATTCTATGTCTGATTGTTTAAAAAGTAAGAGAATAGCTACAAGAAATATGAATATGGATAATAAACAATTTGTATGTGGAGAAGTTAAAGCCGTTATTGATAAAAATGTTGATGGTAGCGAAAGTATAAGAAAAATTATTATAGAATCTAAATAATCATGCCTTTAAACTGTGGATCTTTTCAAGAATATGATTATAACTGTGAGTATGAAGAATGCGAATGGCGCCAATGATTGATGATAAATTTTTAGATAACATTGATACTGTTCATGGGCATTGTCCTGAGTGTGGTGAAGAGACAATTTTAATTGCAATTGTAACCGATTACTACCGTTGCACTTCATGTGGAGAAGATACAAGACAATATGTTAATGGAAGCATTAAATATTTAAAATTAACTGAGGAAGATCAAAAATGGCTAAAAAAGCAAAAGGATTCGGCGTCGACAACTACATCAAAAGAAAAAAAATAAAGCGCCCAGGACGACATTCTAAATCACCTAATAAATCTTACACAAAGAAAGCTAGTGTTGGACAAGGTAGACCTTAAAACACGATTGGGAAGAAAAACCAACGGATCCACTTTGATGCGTTGGATGTTTTTTACTTCTGCTGTTGTTTCTTGTTTTATTTTAACGTCTTTTAAATTACCGATCTATCAAGCTATCGGATGGGGTCTCAGCGGGATATCTTGCCTCGGATGGGTCTTGATTGCCATAGAAGATAAGGACGTGCCTCGGTGTCTCATGGAGATGATGTACGCGGGGTTTGCTTTCTGGGGCCTCATCAACTGGCTTCGGTAATATACATTCTACTTTGTAAGCAAGTCTATGTTTATTAACGGTATCTTTATCCATTTTACCTAACCAATCTTGTCCAAGGTCATATGCAATTCTTTGACAATCATAAAATGTTTTTATAGGCTTTGGAAACTGCATGGTTTCTCCACAGTAATTATCCGCAATAGAACATATTTGTATTAATAATATCCAGCCCATTGATTAAGTATATATGAATTGATACATAAGTCTACTCGCCCTGAAAGAAATCAGGACGAGCAAACAAAAGGTGTGAGAAGAGACTTCAACTCATACACGAAAAATTATTTTTTGCAACCCCTTGTTTTTATACTAGACATTCCCATATGTTCTGTTACAAGAAAGTATGAGAGAGAAATATCAATGTCCAGAATGTAGTAAGAAAGCCATGATAAAGCTCCAGTTATTAGAGCGTTGGTGGTGCAAATCTTGCGATGCTGAGATTGATGTTGATCAAACCATAAAACAATGGGCCTTAAATGGCTATAACAGAAAGGATAGTTAAATGAAAATAAACTTAAACAACATAGAAATTGATAAACGCTCTGAATTATCTGCGTATGTGACGATAGGTGATTGGGTAGTTTATCTTGATAACTCAACAGGTGAACATATTATTGACGCCTGGACGGAAGGAGAAGAAAATGGCAGATCCAAATAAATTTAAATCCGTATCTGTGCCAATTAAAACTTACAAGATGTTAACCTTCTTGGCTAAGGGACAACTGGCAGATGCAGATTTAACGATATCTAAAGCAATTGAAGTTTTGGCAACAAAACAAGCTAAGGATAAAGGATACAAAAATGGTAAAGCATAGGGCTATCTGTTCGAGTTGTAAGGGCAATGGATTTATCTACTTGTCTGACTCATCGTGGACCGAGGTTAAACAATGCGAAACCTGCAACAGTGAAGGAGAGATTGATGTCAAAGAACCGACAATCGAGGAACTTGAACAAGCGTCAAGACTTCAGTAAAAAAGATATAGGAGGATATTACTTCGATGGTAAAAAGTCTTACACGATTTATATTAAAGAAAATCGATCATATATGTTGCAAGATAAGTAACTGGTGTTGGAAAAAACTTTACGCAAAACGTGACCATGACCACTACAAACAAAAGTAGAAAAGGTATTATTGCCGAACTTCAAGCGGCTGCACATTTTGCAGAACAAGGTTTTCATGTGGCTAAATCATTGGACCCACAATGTCCATTTGATTTAGTCATTACCGATAAAAAAGGCAACTGTTGCTTAATTGATGTTAAGTCAAAAAGTATAAGAAAAACAGACACTTATCAAAATAAAGCAGGGGATGTGATTAATCGCACGCCTAATAAAAAACAAAAAGCTATGGGAGTTGAAATTTACATCCATGACGAAACGAAATAAATATGCTAAAGAACTTTGGGAAGATAAACGTTATATGAAAAAAGTGTGTCCAAATAAAAAAGAACGAAAAGAATATGAAAAAGTTTTAAAACGTATGGACAAGGAATACGAAGAAGTGATGAGAGGATATATACAACAATATGAAAAGGATTAATAAATATGTTTACCCTGGAACTGTTCGAGAATCTATTGAGGGAAAGAGGCATTATTCGGTTGGACAAGAAAAACTTCCTAGTGTCACCACGATTCTTCAAGCAACTCAGCCAGAGGAAAAAAAACAAGCTCTTCAAAGATGGAAGCAGCGTGTTGGTGATGCAGCAGCCGATGCTATCAAAAATAAGGCAGCAAACCGTGGAACGACTATGCATAAACTTATCGAGAAACATATTCTCGGCGAAGGGTATGCAGATCTTACAGACACAGGGGTTGAGGCCACACGAATGGCAAACACGATTATTGAGAAAGGTTTATCCAAATGGGATGCGTGGTACGGCACTGAGGTCACTCAATATTACCCAGGGCTGTATGCAGGTCAAGGTGACCTGGTCGGAGTTCATGGAGGCGTTGATGCAATCGGAGACTTTAAGCAAAGTAACAAACCCAAAGTTAAAGATTGGATTGAAGATTACCTCTTACAATTATCGGCCTACGCTATGGCTCACGATCAAGTCTACGGAACCAAAATAGAAAAGGGGGTCATTATGATGTGTACCCCAGATTGCTATTATCAAGAATTCATTATCGAAGGTAGTGAACTTAAAAAACACAAACATAACTGGTTAAGGAGAGTCGATGAATACTATAAAAAAAAGTAGACCTGCAAATTTTGCTCAGGACATGAAGGATTTGGACAATATAGCCAATGCTTATAATACTTGTTCAGATGGGTTCAGGGATACATGGAAACAAAAGTGGTACGAGATGGTTGAAGTAATCGCTAAACGTGTACAGACTGTGGATAAGTCAAGGAGGTATTAATGTACGTTAAACATTTACAAGAATATTTAGATAAATTTACGGATGGTAAGAAAGGTAATGCTGTATCTAACGCTCAGATCTTCATTGAGACCGAATCAGGGCACTTGGAGACCATTCGTAGGATAGAAGTTCAAGAATCGAATTTGATTGGCACACAGTCCGTCAGAGTCGTTTTAAAGAGTGAGAATATGGATAAACTGGTTTCACCTACCTTTAAACAAACGTAATGAACGAAGATTTTATTATACATTTAGCATTTGCGGCACTCGCAATAGCTGTGTTGTGGTGGAAATATTAACGTTCCGCGCACCATGGTGTGATAAATATGCAACACTGTTGCCGAAATACAACACATTGTGGTCTAAATGTGGCACGTGGAGCGTGGATCGTGGCTAAATTGTGGCAATTACCAAATGTATAGTGGAGGTTGGGGGTGCTACTTTTACAAATGAAAACAAATTTTTTTAGAGTGGTGGTATGGTCATTTGGTCATTTTGTACTCGGCGCGCGAGCTCATTTTTGTATCAATATTTTGCTTTATAGCACCCCTAATCTCCACTATACATCTGAGCATGACTAAAAAGAAGGCTAAATATAGATCTATCTTGATAAACAAGAAACGATATTATTTCTATAAGATCATATGGGCTGATATTCTTGGAGACTCAGGACATGCAGATGCTGCAGAGTTTATGCAAATGAAACCTGCAATTATGGAAACCTATGCCTATGTATTTAACAAAGATAAAAAAGTTTTAAGAACTTTTGCTAGTTATGATACTAGTTCTGAATCGTTTTCTGATCGGAATGTATTTCCTCTTGGATGTGTTCAGAAGATGGAGAAGATTCCTCTGTAACATCTTCATAGTCTACACCTTCTAATAATGTTTTATGGTCTGATAAAATTTGCTTCAACTTACCTTCTAATTCTTGTTCTGACATACTATCTAAATTTTTAGTCATAACTAATTTCTGGTCCACATATAAACCACCTGCTTTACCACGTGCAACTTCTGCATTAATTGCTGCAGCCCAAGCACCTTTCTTCATCGCATCATCTCTAAGTTTTGATAACTCTGCAAGATGTCTATCAAGTGATATTCCATGCTTCTCTTGAACTTCTGCCCTTAACTCACCAATGTATTTAACAACGAGCGGAGAGTATTTAGGATTTCTGAGTTCAGCCGCTGCTTGTCTTGGTCTTGTTTTATATCCTGCTTCAAAGGCAGCTTCACCAGGAGACATGCGTCCTTCGTTGTAAACATACAACTCTGCAAACTTACGTTGTTGATCAGTTAGTTTTTTCTGCTGTGTCATTCTTGACTGTTACCGTAATTTAACGTAAATTGCAATTTGTAAAAACAAATAAATTGTTGGTTTATTGGATGTGAGATGACAATGTGGTTGTCTCACATTTTAAATTTTTGAAAGGATATGTTCGGTGAAACCAGAGTCAAGATTTTGGCAAGAGGTGAAGAAAAATACACCCAATATTCAGTGGACAAGACTAGAGTCTTGGGCCAGTCATGGTCTACCAGATCTGTTGGGATATAATAGTTTTTGTGGTTTTTTCATGGTTGAACTCAAGGTCGTTTCAAAGGGCAAACCGCGCTTCTCGCCACATCAAATTATGTTTCATACAACCAGAACAGTTCGGAATTTTATCTTGCTTAAAGCCCTCGCTCCGCGCTCCATAAAACTTTATGAAAGCTCCGCGCTCAACGGTCAAGGCAAACTGGTTCACGATCCGCTGGTCGTGGACAACTGGTCCAACATACAGGCACACCTTATACACGGATACGATCACCCGCTTGACGCTTGACGCTTGACGCTTGTAGCTTGTTGCTTCTAATCGCTCGACGCTTGAAGCTTGACGCTTGTCGCTTGCCGCTTTTCCCTGGCTTCAAGATAACGGACCACGGTCCGCAGCCAGCAATCATATAACGCTGGACCCAGCTCCAAATAGTCACGGCGCTTGAAGCTTGGATTCTTCATTCTTAATTCTTCGATTTGTTTTGATGTTGAAAGCTTCATCTAGTGTGCAGCATATGCCACGTTCTTAACTTCAGGATCCCAACAAGCTCTGCAATCTTTGCAGGCGTTGCCCTGGGATGGTGCTGGACAATTGGCTTGACTTGAATCAGTAACCACGGTCGAGGTATTCGGCCATGAGCTCGGCGCTGCCTGGTTCACCATCGTGGCGCTAAATCTTATAACAAGATTGCCTGGGGCCTTGTGTAAGTACTTCTTGACCCACGCTTCGCGGGTCGGCATCCAGTGCTGGATGCCTGGTGTTAACTTACAAACTTTGAATATCTTCAATAAATGTTTCAGGTTCTGAACGTCCCCTGAATCGTGCCATCTAAAAAACGTTGAGCGCTTCGCGCTTATCTGAGCTGCCATCGCTTTAACCCATAACGGATGTTTAATTGCTTCTAGCCGCTTGTATTGTGCAGCCTGAACAACCTTAAACACATAACAACCTTTGAGCGCGTAACAGCTGGAGCAGGTGCTGCCCTCCACTTTGGCAAGCTTCGATCCAGTTTTGCACTCTTTCGCTGGCAGGCCATAGGCGTGTCCAGGCATTTTTGAAGGCTTACTGAGTGAGCCAGTTATTTCTTTATAGTTCATTTTTGATTCTCTCTTTCTGTTTTCTTGTCTAACATAGTTGTGAACAAATTACAACGCTTGCCGCTTGCCGCTTGCCGCTTCTCAACCGCTCCCGCGATTAACATGTGCCTATTTTGATTTTCTTTTAGCTCGTCAAAAAATTCTTGGCAGCTCTTAACATAGCTGGCTGGCAGCGTTGCGTGGTCCTCCAGGAACCACGCTGTTAGATCATGTTTTTTAATTCTTCTCTTCATGTCTCTCCATATCCTTCTTCACCAGGCGAAGTATTTCTTCCATCGCGTCGGCGATCCGTTTTAACTGTTCTGCACTTGCATCCATAATTTTCCTTTCTGTTTTATCCTATAATATCCCAGCTCTCGAAGCATGTCAAGCTTGGCGCTTGGAGCTTGTAGCTTTTTTCTAAAATTAAAATTTTAAATTCAATTACAGGTTGTACACGCATTAGTTGCGCGGGCCTTGCGGCCCGCGCTCCTTGGTTTACCATCCCTTGTTAACTTCTGCTTTCACCAGGATTGCATTGCCGACAATATAGTCGGTCCCCTCACCCCAGCTTTCGTCCCAAACTTTTTGCGCATCTGGATTGTGTGGCAAATTTTTAAGTTTGCCTTCCTCGTCGCAAAGTAGCGAGTCACCGTTTTCTAGCGGCACGCTTTGAATATAACCTCCGATAAACTTTCTTGCCTCATCGTAGGTTGGTTCTTTTTGATCATATATTTTAAACATTTTATTTTCCTTTCTGTTATATGGGATAACCTATAATAGATTATCCCATATGTCAATACACCTTTTACGCGACTTGTTTAATTATCCACGTATCGGTTGCAGTTCTGTATCCATTTTTTTCAATGTCAAAATAACAATAACATTTTCTGCCATTTTTACTTTCAAACTTTTTAGACTTGTCATCATGCTTACCAAGTCTTTTAACAGTTTGTTTATCTTTCTGTGAGTAGTAGGTTATTTCAAACATTACGCTACAATCCTTTCTACGATAAAAAACTCTACGTCATCTTTATCGTTTAAAGTTTGTAGGGCTAACACTTTTTCATGTGCCTCATCAATTGTTGCATAACCTTTATCTGCTGGGTAGGTTGTTGAAACTGATTTGTCCCAGTTTTTTTTTAGTATGTAGTACATTTTATTTTCCTTTCTTTAGTTTATAAAAGTAGCATATATTAGATAATCCCATAAGTCAATAATAAAAAATAAATAATTAACAGGGCTGTGGATAACTCTTTAGCTCGGGCACAACTATAAGTTGTGCCCTTGAAAGGAATATATTATTCCCAGATAGTCCTTGACAATAATATTTCAAGTGGTACAAGAAATTAAATTGCAAAAGAAAGGATATACAATGACTGCAATAACAAAAGACGCAAGACTGAACGCTGACAAGCGAAAGTCTTTAGTAGCGATTTACGAGGACTATATTCGTAATCAAAAAACCAAAGTTAGAATTGCTTATGACAAGGCAAAAGAAAACTTTGACAATCTATTTCCAAAGACATGGGAACTGATTGAAAATGTAGTAAGACAAAAACAACCGCAAGATGATGTCGATACTATTAACTCTATGAGATTAAAGTATGGGGATAATGGTGGTCAAATTCATCAAGATAGTTGTTTTTATTTCACTAATCCAAGTGAAGAAACTTATCAATCATACGAGGGCGAAACAAAAACTAGGATAAACGAAAATGAAATTTATCTTAAAATGAACTTAAAAGATGATGAGATTTTCGCTTATGCCTATTACTATGATGATTTAAAATCAAAAGGGCTTAACCCAGATTTTGAATATAAGTGGAAAGGCGAAAAGCGTAATCCTACTTATTATCAAGCTGAAAGTGATGTAAGAGATTATCTTGGTTTCAGTCGTGGAAAAAATGATGATAGTAAAGACAAGCCAATTAACAACTCAATGTGGAATAAAACTATTCCTACAATTGGAACGAGTTATTGTCATAGTAGACAATTTAAAGTTGATGACATTACACACTCGGTCTTAAATCAATTTGTAATCGCAAAAGAAAAATTAGTTCAAACACATGAACAAATGTTTGATTATATCAATGCGAAAGTACAAAAGATTGAACAAGGTTTAAAGACTTACACTAAGTACAGTCAAGCAAAAGAGTTGTTTGATAAACTTGGAATACCTTTAAACGAAAGTCAAATCAACGAGCAATCATCAATGGCTTTAAGTGTATTCAGTCCTACAAATCTTGCAGATATGCTAACTGATAAAGATGATGAGTTTGCAAGTCGTGAAGAAAAGATTGCACACTTTAAAGCATTACAATCAGCGAGTATAAATTAATACTTGACACATGGGACAATCTTTAATAGATTGTCCCATAACAAAAGAAAGGAAAATAAAATATGAGTACAATGATGTTAGTCGCTTTCGGAATTGCATTATTCGGAATAGTGATATTCGGAATAATAGGCTGTATTGCAACGATAGAAGAAATAGATGAGCAGAATAAAAGAGCAAGGTTTGAGTTCAACGAAAGGAATAGAAAATGAGTGACTGGAATTATTGTCATGGACCGAACTGCCATACCTATCATACACAGTCTAGAATTAGAGGCGTGAAAGGTAACAAGGTATTAAGGACCAGAAAGGTAAGTCGCAAGAGTTGGTGGAGTCAAGAGTGGAATACAAGGTATTGGCATTACTTCTGTGATGACAGGTGCAAGCATGACTTTCTTGATAAACATCTACAAGCAATCATTAACCTAGAGCCACGCAACGAGCCGCTCGAAACACCAGTTGATATAATCAAGGAAGAAAAGACTGGGCACTGGGGAAACTATATTGATACACAAATAATAGAAAGGACATAAATAAAGTGTTGACATATATTCCCATATAATATAAACAGATAATGGCTCCTGGGTCATGAGCCTTGATAATAACTGACCCATAAAAACGAAAGGACATATATGAAAGAACTAAAAGATGAGTACAAACCAGGCGGCGCTAAGCGTCAATACATATTAGATAAAGCAGTTAATTATCTAAGAGATAATAAACTGATGGCTACACAACAAGCGCGTCACGCGTTTTGCACTGATGAGTTGATGATGACTGAAACAGAATATCTTGAGTGTTTAAACAAAGCTACCAACGGCGAGTTCCTTAATTCCATTTAAACTGTAGGTTGTGCGCCGCGCTTCGCGCGGCGCGAGGGGTCCCTATCCAATCCTAAAATCGCTTGGAACCTTGGGCCCACCCACCCATTTTTGTAAAAAGGGGTCCCACTACTCTAGGTTGTATTGCTTGATTTACATTTAAATAGCCGTTAAAATACTTATCGGTTATAAACAAAGGTGCAAAAATTTTGCGGAAAATTTTTTTCGAATGAACTTAGATAAAATAAATTTAGATAAACTACCTCCTGACGCCAAAAAGGAATTTATGAAGTATGCCATTAAGTTGGCAGAAAAGAAAAAAAGCTCCAAGGTCCACGATGATTTCATGTCGTTTGTCAAACACGTTTGGCCAGAATTTATTGAAGGTAAGCATCACAAAATTATTGCAGAAAAATTTAATAGGATTGCAAAAGGCGAACTCAAGCGTGTGATCATTAACATGCCACCGCGGCACACGAAGTCTGAATTTAGTTCCTTCCTACTCCCTGCATGGATGATTGGAAGAAATCCTAAACTCAAAATTATTCAATCCACACACACCACAGAACTTGCAGTGCGTTTCGGTCGTAAAGCAAAAACACTCATGGACACCGAAGAGTACAAACAAGTTTTTGATACAAGGCTTAGAGAAGATTCTCAGGCCGCGGGTAAATGGGAAACATCCCAGGGCGGCGAATATTATGCAGCGGGTGTTGGATCAGCCATCACGGGCCGTGGAGCGGATTTATTGATTATCGATGACCCACACTCAGAGCAAGACGCGCTGAATCCTTTGTCCATGGAACGCGCTTATGAATGGTATACATCAGGACCACGTCAGCGTTTGCAGCCAGGCGGAACCATTGTGTTGGTCATGACAAGATGGAACACCAAAGATCTAACAGGTAAGCTTTTAAAAAATCAAAAGGAAATGAAATCCGATCAATGGGATGTGATTGAGTTTCCTGCTATCATGCCGTCAGGTGGTCCTGTATGGCCAGAGTTTTGGAAACTGGAAGAACTTGAAGGAGTGAAAGCATCTTTGAGTATTGGAAAGTGGAACGCGCAGTGGATGCAAAATCCAACGGCAGAAGAAGGATCGATCATTAAACGTGAATGGTGGAACGTGTGGGACCATGATTACGTGCCAACTTTGCACCATGTGATTCAAAGTTATGATACCGCTTTTCTTAAAAAAGAAACCGCAGACTACAGTGCCATTACCACCTGGGGCGTTTTTTATCCATCTGAAGACAGCGGACCGAATTTAATTTTACTCGATGCCGTCAAAGAAAGGCTCGAGTTTCCAGAACTTAGACGTAAAGCTTTAGAGCAATATAGCTATTGGAATCCTGAAACAGTTGTGATAGAATCTAAGGCTTCTGGACTTCCATTGACGTACGAGCTACGAAAGATGGGAATCCCCGTTGTCAATTTCACTCCTAGTAAAGGGAATGATAAACACGCTCGAGTGAACTCAGTAGCACCTATTTTTGAAGCAGGTCAAGTCTGGGCTCCAGAACAAAAGTTTGCAGAAGAGGTAATCGAGGAGTGTGCGGCGTTTCCCTATGGAGACAATGATGATCTTGTCGATAGTACGACTCAAGCGCTTATGCGTTTTAGGCAGGGAGGTTTTGTGGAACATCCTGAAGACTATCAAGACGAGCCACTCGAACAACAGGAGCGTAGCTACTATTAATGTCAATTTTAAAATTACTGTTTGCACTTAACCCGAAGAATCTCAAACTTGTAAAAGCTGCAGAGATGACTCCAAAGATGGCACAAGAGATTGATTCCTTTCTAGGTAAGATGGGTGCAGTCGTTAATATTGGAAAGTATGAACTAACTCCAAGTCAAGCTAAGTATTGGAGAGCCCAAAGAAAAGAACTTACGAAATACGAAAACAAATTAAAAGAACTGCAAGAGAGAAATAAACTCTCAAAGAAAAAAGAAGGTATAGAAACTTTACCTGAAGCAGACATTATAGATTTTCCTGTTAAACCTAAACCACCCGAAGGTGAACCATTTAAAGACGGTGGACCCGTTGATAAAAAAGATGAAGACACGGTTCCACTAGATCCAAATGAGTTTGATGAAATGTTTAGAAAAATGTTTAGTGAATGGGAATGGGAAAAGAAAAAAGATTCTTGGAAAGATAAAGACTATGCAGACGGCGGACGCGTTGAAATGGTGGCAGGTGGAATTACAAAAATAAAAAAACTTGCAGACCTTGCAAAGAAAACAAAATCAAAATTAGGTGAAGCTCCAAAGACAGATTTAAAAAAAGTTAGAGCAAGAGCTGCATCAGATAAAAAATCAACAGAAGAACTTGCAAAGTCAGAACAGATTCCTGTGAGAGATGACACAGGAGGAGTTTCGAGAAGAGATTTTTTAAAAGGAACAGGTGCAGTCGGAGTTATGGCTGCAACAGGAACAGGAATTAAGGCAGCACGAAAAGCAAAAAAAGTAAAAGAAGGAAGAGACATGCAAATCATATTGAGAAAAGATTATGATGAAGGAGATTATGCAGGAATCACTGCATCAATTACTCCTAGTACTAGAAAGGGATTTGAGTTTTTAGAAGAAATGGTAAAGCAAGGAAAAATAAGAAGACCTGGATCAACAAAGGGAGGCATGTTTGATACTTACTATGTTGATATTGATGATTTTACTACTAAAGGAAATGACATCACAGTATTTAAAGATTTGAAAAATAGAGATCTTAAAGCTGAAGTTTTGCAAAGAGAAGTAGGTCTTGATCCTGCTCGTGATATTGCTGAAGATTTTATTGAGGCAGTAGATTTAAGAAGCAAAAAAAGTGTTTTAACAGATGATTATAGAAACTATGGTGTATCTTCAGGGCAGTTTGAAGACGACGCAACAGAATTTTTTGCAGACATCATGCAACCTAAATCTATGAAGCAACAGTTGCAAGATAGATTAAAAAAAATTGAACTACAAAATAGAATCGATGCCATCAATAAAAAATATCGTACGGAAAAAGCAGACGGCGGTGTTGCAACGTTGTTCGAGGAGCGTGGATAATGTTTGAACAAATTTTAGATAATGTCACTGGAAAATCATCTGACGCTACAATCAAAGCTAGAAATATTTTAGCTCAAACACCAAGAGGAACTACGATTAATATTTCAGATCTTGCAAGACAAACAGGAGCACAAAGAAAAACATTAACGAATTTAATTAATAGAGAATTTCCAAATCAATTTAATTTATTGGGTAGATCGGAAGCAAGTAAACAGGTTCAACAAAAACTAAAAGAAAAAAGAGCAGCAACAGCTGTAACTAAACCTACATTAGTTTCTGAAGGTAGAAAATTTGTTGATGTCAGATTTCCAAATGAAGAGATGAGAAAAGAATACTTAAATGATTTACAAAAGAAAAAATCAGCACCTAAAAGTTCATCAAAAGAATTTTCTAATAAAGCATTAGCTAAAAAATATTTTGGCGATGAGAAAAAGGCTTTTCAAATTGAAAGAATGAATCAAGTATTAAGTAAACAGAAAGGTCTTGAATATGTAAAAGGAAAACCTTCTCAATCTTATATTACAAGACAATCAAGAAAAAAAGAAAGTCAAAAATATTTAAGTGATTTTGAAAAAGGTATTTTAAAAAGACAAGAAGTTCAAAAAAGAACTTTAAACAATTATTTTAAAAACAACTCAGGGCAGTTGTATAAAAATAAAGATTTGAAAAATTTAGTGGATGCTAAATTAGTTGATGGTAAAATAGATTTATCTCCAAGGTATAAAACTGAAGCAGAATATAAAAATTTAGCAAAATCTGGAAAATTATTTGATGAATACGATATTTCTCCAATTAGAGGAGAGAAAAGAAGTATTCAGTATCCAGTTAATAAAAACATATCACCAGGAAAATTTAATCAAGGTTTTATTAGACAAGTAGAAAGTTATTTTGAAAAAACAAAAGGAGATACTTCTCCTAAAGTTGTACAGAACAAAAAACAAATTAATAATTTTTTAAAAAAATATGGTTATCGTTTGGAAATACCAGGAGAAGGTTATATTGGTGCAAAATCATTACCCGCAATTAATAGAAAAACAGAGGCACTCCCAAATATTAAAAACACATTAAATAAAATAGGTCTTGGAAATTTATCTCAATCTAAACAAACATTTAGAGCTCAAGGTCTCGGTCCAATTTTTGTCGCTGAATTACCTTTATACACAATGGCAGAAGGAAAACCTTTTGTAGAAACTTTAGATCCTTTAACTTTTGGTGCAGTTAATCCTGTAACTTACGCAGCTAAAAAACAAGCAGGTCTTTCTGATGCAGAAAAACTTGCAATGCAAAGAGAAAAAAATCTTAATTTACTTAGAACTGGAATTGGTAACACATCGAGACAAGAAATGTTAGGAATGAAAGATCCTGAGTATAGAGCACTTGGTTCAGGTAAACCAAGTTACTTAGATTTCTTAATACAGAAAATGGAGCAACCTGATTATGTTGGATCTTTAACATCAGGGCAACAAAAGATAGAAGACAAAGCTCAGGAACTAAGACAAAAAATAATGACACCAGAAAAAACGGAAGCTGCTAAAACAAGATATGAAAGTTTTCAAAAAGCATTTCCAATCGTACCTTTAGTTACTAATTTTTTAGAATCAATGATTACAGGAGAAAAAGTTAATCCATATCAAAAAACTCTTGAACAAATTCAAGGCCCTACATATCAAGAAAATCAAATATACAAAAAAGGTGGAATTGTAGCATTAGACGAGTATAAGGAATTAAGGAAAAAATATGGACCGTAGAAAATTTTTAAAATTAATGACTGGTGTTGCGTCATTACCTGTAATAGGTAGTTTAGGTAAAGGAACACAAAAAGCTAAAAAAGGAATTGTGGCTGCAGGACAAGCAGCAAAAATGACTCCAACACAATCTATTCTCCCAGATTTAATTGCAACAGTTATGAAAAAAGGAAAAGAGTTTGATACAGGTATTCCAAATTCAATGGGTAAACAATACAAAGGGGTGCGAGTTTATGAATCTCCTGATGAAATCAATGTAGAGTTTATGACTGATAAAGGAAACGGAGCCTTTGCTTCTGTTAAAAAAGCAGATTATGTAGTTGATGAAAAAACAGGTAAAGCAACTTATGTTCCACCCGACTACGAAGAAGGACAACAAATATACAGAGCATACGGACCAGATGATTATTCAAAAGATGTAGAGTTTGAAATTATGGACAGCGTTTCTGGTATTAAAAAAATTGCAATGGAAGGAAAAGTTTCTGAAAAAATAAAAGACGTTGCTGGAAGAATCGCAAAAAGAGAAGGTAAATCAGGCGGCGGTATTGCAGGTTCACCTCCTGTGTATCAAACTAATGATCCAAAAGAAGCACTCAAAGAAATTATTAGACGCACTCCACAATTAGGTGGGTCAGGAGAAGTACTTCCTATTTACAGTAATGAAAATATGAACATAGAAACCTATCTTGGATCACCACAAGATGCGGTAAGTTATGGACTAGGAGCATTTACAGACAGAGGAGATATTATGCTTAATCAGCTAAGAAGTGGAGACAAACAGATAGGATTTGAATTTGGTACAACATCAACTCCTAATACGACTTTTGGTCTTGGTTATACAGAAGGACAAGGACCACGATTCGGTCTTCAATATGAACGAAGATTTGCAGAAGGAGGTGTTGCATCAGGCCCACCACCAGAAAGAGGACCTATGCCACAAGGCCTTGAAACTTTATTCCAAACAAGATAGGATGTCGCGATGGCAGAAATAGATAAATCATTACCCAATCAACCTGAAGATATAGCTCCAGAAGAAGCAGTGGAGGTTGTTGAAGAACAAACAACTGAACCGACAACAGATGAAATTGAAGTGGTTACCACTGAAGATGGTGGTGCTGAAATTTCATTTGACCCAACAGCAACAGAGATGCCTGAGATGGGTCACTTTGCAAATCTTGCAGAAGTATTAGACGACGACATTTTAGATCCCATTGGATCACAACTTACATCAGATTATTTAGACTACAGACAATCTAGAAAAGATTGGGAAGATACTTACAAAAATGGTTTAGATCTTTTAGGTTTTAAATATGAAAAAAGAACAGAACCTTTTAGAGGTGCATCAGGTGTAAACCATCCAGTCTTAGCAGAAGCCGTTACACAATTTCAAGCACAAGCGTATAAAGAACTTCTTCCAGCAGATGGACCTGTCAGAACACAAGTTTTAGGAAAAACAGATATCGCAAAAGAAGATCAAGCAAAACGTGTTAAAGATTTTATGAATTACCAAATCATGGACCAGATGAAAGAGTATGAACCTGAGTTCGATCAAATGTTATTCTACCTTCCCCTGTCAGGATCAACATTTAAAAAAGTTTACTATGATGAACTTTTAGATCGTGCAGTTTCTAAATTTATACCTGCCGATGATTTGGTAGTCCCTTATTCTGCAACTAACTTAGATGATGCAGAGTCGGTCATTCATGAAATTAAAATTTCATCTAATGAACTAAGAAAACAACAAGTCGGTGGTTTTTACAAAG